CCATCATGTTCTAAGTAATTAAGTGGTTCGTAATAAATCGGATCTCCATTAGAATCTAATATTTCAATGTGAACTTTAGAATTCTTAACCAGTATATCATTAGCTGCTTGGATTTTAATTAAATTTTTTCCAGCAGTTAATCGATTCGGAAATTCAATAATATTGAATATTTGATCTGATGTTAATGAAGTATCCCAAAACTCTATTGTAGGATAATTGTTCAATCCAATCTTCGTAACATGTTTTTCAAGTCGGCCTTGATTCCACGTTCCTGTAGCCATATATTACCTTTATTTCATATAAATATCAAGTATATGCAATTTCAGAATATCCATTAACTTTTTTGATTTCGACTAATTTATCTACAATGTCACGCATAGCATCAATATGAGATATACACATAATAAATCCAAATTGAGATTTTAAATAATCAAATAACATGTACATACTATTCAAATTATCAGAATCTAAAACACCAAACCCTTCGTCGATAGCTAGGAAATTTGGCCTAGGTAAATTTGATACATTAATTAAAGAAGTTCGTATTGCTAATGATGAGATAAATTTTTCCATGCCGGATGTTAATTCTAATGGCCAATAATTATCATCATCATAAACAATATATGCATTTATATTCTTACCATCCGTATCCATTACCATTGTAAAATCGACTATTTGATTAAGAATATTATTTATCTCTGATTCAATTTGGGGTAAAGCTTTTGATATTAAATGATATGGGACACCATCGCGGTTAACTGCTTTTTGATAATATTCATAAGCTAGATATTGTTGTTCTAAATCTTTTAATCGGTTAATACCAGCATTTGCATCTTCACGTGCCTTTTCCGCCATTTTTAATTTACCAGATATGTTTAATAATTTAGAATCTAAATCTCGTAGCTCTGAATTCACTGTTGTTATTTCGTCTCTAATTTCGAATATTTCGGAATTTTTAGTTTTATTAAATTCTAAATTAGATTTTTGTTTTAACGATTTTTTTAATTCAGATTTACTAACTTTAATATCTTCACGACATTTATTAATTTTCCAACGAATTGTTTCTAACCGGTGGTTTAAATCGATTAACGTCCTTTCGTTTTTAGTTAACGACTGGTTCATATCGTTAAACGCAGATATTTTTTCTTTCGGTTGTTGTTCTAATAAATTAGATATTTTATTTCCGATATCATCGATATCAAATAATATTTGCTGTTCTTCATCAATTAATTTTGGTAATAAATCTGCAACTTGTTTAGTTTCATGTAACCATGGATTTGCCATACAATATTCACAAGACGGGTCCCATTCATGTTTATCTAATTTAGAAACCATTTTTTCGGCATGACCAATTTTCAATTGTTTAACTTTTAAATCGTTATTAAGTTTAACAACTAATGATTGATATTGTGCCAAATCTAATATTTGTTGATTTAAACTAGTTTCATCAATTTTATTAATTTTTTGATTAATTTCTTTTATTAATTTTTCCTGTTCTCGAATTAATTCTGTTTGAATATCAAATTCACCGGACACTTCCTGTAAAACCATTTCCATGTTAGATATTTCAATTTCGATATTTTCTGGAGAATTTAATGTTTCATCAACTTTCTTTAATTCTTTCGTCATAGTAAAAATGATATCATTGAGGCTCGTTTTCATTTCTTCGTGTTCAATTTTATCAAGTTTCATTTGTTCATATGAACCGGTAAATTGAAGTATAGTATCTTTTGCAGTCGATAAATCAGATGAAAAATCCTTTCTCTTATATTCACGGATCAATGCAGCTGTTTCGCGGATATCTTCATGCCCTATTAAATACTGTTGTTCAAAAATATCTAAATCTAAAAACTGTGATAATAAATCTTTTCGCTCTCTTTGAGTTTTGTCTATAAATCCAGTGTTATTATTTTGTAAAGACAATGCTGTTAATACAAAATCTTCATACGAACCTAAATATTGCTTTATAACTTTATTTGTAGAATCTCTCTGTTCACCATTTAAACTTTCATAATTTCCGCTATCATCAATACGCCAAAAATTTACGTTTAATTTAACATGGCCATTACTTTGTTTTTTAGCTTTACGTTCAATGAAATATGTATACTTACCTAATTCAAATTCAAATTTACATTCGAAGCTAGTTTTTTTATTATTAAGTACATGTACAGCTTTTTTAGTTCTGGAACATTTATCAAAACAACAAAATGCCAATGCGTCTAATAACGTAGATTTCCCAGTAGCATTAGGAGCAAATAATCCATATGTGCCATGCATATTTGTAAAATCTATAGAATTATTAGCGCCATAACTAAACATGTTTGAAAATTCAAATATTTTCGGCGTCCATGTTATATTTCTAGTCAACGTACTCGTAGGTAATTTACTATGTACCTGCCGATTGATATATCTAACTGTATCTAATATTTTATCATCCAATGCATATTCATCTGTTAGATAATCTACAATGACTTTATTTTGCCATTCCACGTCACGTATATTTCCAAAATTAATCTTCTTTTTTGAATCAGTTGTATTTAACGCGTTAACTTTTTGTAACGCAATATCTTGTACTTTATATTGAGATTTAATGTCCGCGATGATACGTTTCAGTGTTGCCGAATCTGTATCTTTAACTTTAAATCTTAATCTAGGTCGTAAAGGAATTTTATCATTTGGGTTTGTTATTTTTCCAGAATCAACATGGAATGTATAATATCCATAATCATTTTTAATATCGATAAATTTACATTTTTTAGATTCTAGATCCCATACCATTATTCCATGTTCCAATGATTCTCCATGATTTTGCTGAATTAACGATCCTGCATATGCAATTGTTTTATCATCATCTAGAAATTGTGGCTTATGGATATCACCTAATAAAACTAAATCATGTCCTTTAAATATTTCTGTTGTTACATGAGTATTACTTAATGTAAATCCAGCATCTGTTGATGCATTATGTACAGATCCATGGTGTAATGCTATTTTATAATCCCCGTCAAATGAATCGGCTTTTATATAATCTACTGGCTTATCAAACACGGACATTACGTTAAAGTGTACGCCGGCCATACTATATACACCGTTGTCTTTAAGATAGTGTAAGTTTTGATGATTCAAGGCTTTAACGATAGGAGATAAGGCATCTAAGCGATAGTTGTTATTTAGGTTACAATCATGGTTACCTGTAATAACAATAGTAGGTGCTAAATCTGCTAACTGTTTAAAGAAATCTGATACAACAGATACTAATTCCGGAGACATATCCGTTTTAGCATGTACAATATCTCCAGCTACATATATTAAAGAATTTACAGTTTTTGTTTTCTTAATATACGCATATAATCGATTAAATACTAACTTATACTCTTTATGTCGTTTAACATTTCTAACATGTACGTCTGCAATATGATAAATTTTATCAATTTTTTCAATTCCAATATCTATATCGTGCATAATATCTTTTGCTCCATTAATTTTTCTTGAGTAAACATATTAGTATGCTCAATTTCATATTTTATTTTTCTAAACCCTAATTCACTTGGATCTGATTCTGATAAATCTACAAAATAAACCTCTAATCCATTTGCCATAAAATATTCAGCAGTTTCTAATGCCTGTTTACGAGCATCGCGGTCTAAGCAGATATATATTTCTTTCACACCCTTTTCTACAATACGTTTCTTAAGAGTATTCGATATCGTTTTACCGAATAATGGAATAGCATTTCTTTTTATTGCAATTGAATCAAAAGCTCCTTCTACTAATATAATAGGCATATCCCAATTTATATGCAATTCAAATCCTATAATATCTTTCGATACATTTGGATTCTTATGTTTATATTCAGTATCATAATATGCACGTCCAACAAAATAATTTAAACTACCATTAGCATCGTAGCTAGGAATAATTATTTTTCCGGAATATAACCCTCGAGTACAATACCCAATTCTATACTTAAGTATATCATATATAGTAATACCTCTATTTTTTAAATAATATACAGCATTACGATATTCTGGATCTTTTATATTAATTTTCCATAATGGGATAAATTCTTCAGGTAATTGTACAACTGGTGTATCAGTAGTAGTCCGCTTTGGTCGGTATTCTACATCATCTAATAATTGAATTAATCTAGATATCTTTTCTCGTTGTACATTTAATTTCCGAAATAATATAGTCAATTTTCTACCAGCTGCATTACATACCCAGCAATGCCAATGTTGAGAGACTATATTAACTTCTAACTTCTTTTTAGTGGTATGACAGAAAGGACAGTGATATGCAATATTATCATTCGAGTTTATTTTGCCTTTACCAAGTACGGATTCTAAAAGTGTAATTACACTAAATTTGCTCATTAATATAATATTAATAGGTTAGCATTGTCATTTACAATAACAATGTTTCATTTCAAGCTTAACTTTCATGAAAATTTAATTATACATTGAATATAGTAAAAATTTTTCAAAAGGTCAACCTTTTAACCAACTTTCTGGTATACTTTTTTCTGCCCATGGAATCCCATGTTTATCACAAAAATCTCCATATGTGGTTTTAGAGCCTTTACGTATTTTAGTACGCGCTGATTGAAATACTATTCGTATATCTAATTCTGGATGCTGTTGTTTAATTAGTAAATGCTTTTTACGGTCCTCAAGGACCCATCTACCTTTTGTTTCAACTAATATTCCATTTGGTAATGTGAAGTCAATGGTATATGTATGTTTCGTTTCTGGTTTAACATAAGGTATTACCGTGTCTTCATATCCAAATTTAATTTTCGATTCTGATAATTGGTCTGATACTTTATGTTCAAATCCACTCCTATAACCATGTTTAATCGCGTTTGCACGTATCTTAGATTTACGTCTCCATGCCATAACTTATTCCTATTTAATATAAATATTTAATAATCCCAACGAACAATAAAATTCATATCAATATCATCACGTTTCTGTATTGGCTGAGCTAATTTTGAGATAGCAACTAGCTGACCTTTATCATTATATAATCCAATTGTAGTAATATATGGATTAACTATCCCAGAAGTAAACATTGTTTTACGATGGCTACCAGGTAATGAATTAGATTGTTCTTCTTGTGTTAATATTTTATCCGATGCTGGAGTAAACGTTGCAGTTGGATTCACTGATATATTTAATTGATCTTTTGGTACTCGTACTAAAACTTCATTTTCGTAAATCGTATGAGTACCTTTATATGAAATATCAAATGTATTATTAAATGCCCCAGATCCAGTATTATATTTTGGCATAGGAGATGATATTACAAATTCACTATTCCGATAAAATACATTCCCGGCTACATTTGTTTGATATAATGACCCGGATAAATAATGCCTATTAGCCAATGAAGTTAATCCAGTTGAATTTACAGCATAATCATACATGGATATTTCTGATATATCCGAATTAGGAGATACCATGCTCCCGGATATGAATGAACCTATAATTACATCAGAAGCGTTAGCCGTTGGCCCTTGAGGTAATGAACCACTAGCATCAGATGCAACGCCATCGATAAAAATTTGACAAAATGATGCGGAGTTACGTACAGCTATATGTTTCCAATCAGAATCCGCAGATTTATAATCTGATAGCGTTGTTTGTATATGTAATGAATTAGAGCCATCGCTAGATTGAAAATGCCATGAACCAGAGTTATTATCTGACTCGAATCCAATCACAAATGGTGTACGTAGATTATTATATGAACCGGTAATTCCAATCATTGATGTCACTGCATCATACGGCTTAACAATACTATTAACTTTATCAAATTTAGATTTTTTTTGTATACCACCTTTAGATATTAACGGAAAATGAGTCGAGCCGGCTGTTGGTGTAATTTTTGTCCAAAATGATATTGTCCAATCATCAGTTTTATTGAACCGATTAAATTTTTCATCATGATTTATTCGTATATGTGAATTAGTAGAATTAAATCTCCCAGCTAATCCAGAAACTTGAGATACTCCTGTTGTAGTAACACCATCGACTATCGTGACATTCGATTTATTTAATATAGTTGAATTAAATTCTTTATTAAATGTGGTGTAAAATATATTACGACTCGAAGATGCAAAACTAGATGTTAATATTGCAGGGTCACGTAAATTGCCATTCTCATCGTCCGTTAAAGTATATGAATGTCCATGAGTAAATGTTCCAATAACAGAACCGGGTTTAACACGTTCTCCTACTTGCATATAAGGAGCAATTAAACAAGATGCAGATTCGTATAAATTTTTAAACGTTTTAGATGCATTTGTTAATTCCGCGGACCTGATAAAATTATTGGGGTATTTATAATATCTGTGATTTAAACTATGCCATATCACATGTACATTTGTATCATCTAAAGAATTTAAAGGATATGATTCGGCAACATGGCCTACATTAATAGGTAATGTATGATATATAGCATTATGATGTACATATCCAGAAGATGTAGCAAATGCAGTACTATTTATCTTATAGTTTTTGTAAGCTTTAAATGACCTACGTTGAAAATCATTTGTACGTATTGGTCTAAATACTGTTGGAGTAACTGGCATATCATATCAACTTAAAAATCTAATTTTACTTTAATTAACGCTTCACGAGTATAATTTTTTAATAAAGGTTGGCTTAATTTTGCAACTGCTAATAATTCTCGACGATCGTTATATAATCCAACAGATGTAATATATGTTTGAGGATCATTTTTAAATGCGTTATAAGTTAATTGACCTAACGAGCCGGTAACAAATGATGGGTTATTTGAATAATTAAATTCCGCATTTTTAGCTCTAACAAAATAATAAGTTGATTTTACTTGTTCTGCAGAACGAGCTTGGATACCACCAGTTAGGCCGGCCGCTGATGCCGCTCCATGAGAGGATGATAGTGCAGTAAATAATTTAGTAATATTATATCCTTCTGAGTTATCAGTATCGGTTTGTAAATTAATTCCGCCGGCGCCTACCTTTTTATCTAATTGAGTAGCATCTAATACTGCTATACCATGCTGCGGATATAATAATCCAAAGTATGTCGGATCAGATGAATTATAAATCCCTCCGGAATCCAAAGAACCAGATACTAAATTATAAACTTGTCCAGATTCTCCTAACGTTGCTGCAGTTAATGATGAGTCGTCAATAATTTGTACAAAATCACTACTTGATATCTCTGCGTAGTCTATTGTAGCAGACGAAGATATCTGTCGTAATGTAATTTCAAAATTTCCAGGGTCTAGTTTTTCACGAACACGCGCACGATTAAAATTTAATATATAAATTGAATCAGAATCAACACCATTGAATGTAAATTTTTTATCATTTGGAGCTAATAACGTTTGTGCAAATTGTTTATAAATTGCACGCGATGGAGTATCATTATTTAGATTCCCGGAAAGATCAGCAGAACCAGAACCTCCATAATTACCATAAGTAATTGACAGTTCTTGATTTCCTGAACCATTAATGATATCATAATAATACGATTTTTGAGTAGCAGTTAAATTTGATGAAGTGGCCATGGTAGTTAAACTAGCAACATTGCCATCAAAAAGCCCCCGCGTCACAGTTTCAATATTATTCGATAAAACATCATCAATGACATCAAACCGAGTATAAATTTTTCCTAAACGAGATATACGTTGTTCACGTTCACGTTGTGCAATAATTTCATCCGCTAAAGCACGTGCTTCTGCGCTAACAGATGTCCGGGCATATGCCCGCCCCGAAGATGCATTCCATATACCTTTTCCTGGCATTCTATCCATTGCTCTATTATATGTCGCCATTTTTATTTATTCCTTTTATCTTGTACTTTCAATATTACCTTTTTGAGATACTGTTGCTACATCTAATTTCTTAACCGTTAAATCTATTATAGCACGTCCGCCGGTTTCATTACCAACAATAATTACTGTTGCAGTTGCATCTGCATCATATTGCTCTTTTGCTATTATTTCAAACTCTCTACCAGTAATAGTAACACTTTGAGCCGATTCCGAATCTCCTATAAACTGAGGAACAGATGCTCCTGGTAACCCACTGGCGTTAATAGTTGTTCTAACTTCAGCTACATCTGAATCCGATAAAATTATAGTATATCCAAACTCTCTATTACCACCTGAGAAATTAACGGTATCTGGTCGTACAATAGTAGTTTGGCCAGCCTGCAATGTTATAGCACTTTGAGCGACAGATACGACTGGGATTCGAGCAGTACCTTTAGGCAACGTTACTAATTTATATTTCATCGTTTGAGTTTCATCAGGCAATGCCTCTAACATTGGCATATTTTCTATAGCCGCACCATAAAATGCGGAACCATTTGGATGTTCTGTATTATATAGATCATAATCAATTTCATCATCTGCTAACGCAAATTGCGTAATTTTAAATTCATCACGGCCGCGCGCCAACAATTCTCTACCTTTTTTAGTGAGAATTGCATCAATTGTTATCGAACTGTTATTTAAATATCCCATATCTTATCCTACTTTTTAATAAATATGCTTATTGGTAAATTCTACCGGACTCGTAACGAACCTTGTTCCCCATCCGATGTATCTTCGTTGTAAATTAATTGATTAGGATTGACTGCATATACTTCAATGATTGGATTATAATCTAATTGCGGATATGTTGATGCCATATTAACACCTGGGGCCGTCAATGTACTACCTAAATATCGCTGACGACTCGTCATTTCAAATTCATCGTCCCTGTATGTTGCCGTTACATTGGACCGAGTGGAATATTGGCCTAATGATTTACTAGCAAATGAACTATAAAAGAAAGTTTCAGTTTTAAATATTGTACTTTCACGTGAGTTTAAAACAAACCCTTCATTGACAGATCCAGTATAACTACCGGTGCTCATTACTCGTATTTGAAATACAAAATTATTATCAACACTACCATTCGATGCTGTATGATATATCGATTCTGCTGTTATTATATTCCCTGCTAATGATATTGAAGCTTCATAATTTATATATTCTCCACTAGCAGTAGGCTGATTTGCAGATATTACAACATCGTATTGTGGATTTGTAAATGAAGGACGTTTTGTTATTTGAGCTTTAGCTCTTTCTAACGCATGCGGTTCAATTAATAATCCCATTGCTTCATCAACACGCTCTGGTAATAATTGTTTTATTTGATTAAATAATGCAAAATCAAATTGACTAAATATTCGTATATAAGCGTTTATATCATTCCGGTCTGTATATTTTTTCCAATACTGGGTCGAAAACGATTCCAAACCAGGATATAAAGTTTCGAATTCATCATCCGGGTCACCAACATAGTCATCTAATTCTACATCACCGACATGATTAAATATTTCTTTATTAATCTGATCGGCCATGGAATAAAACAATCCTAACCGGTTCGTGTCTACAGGTGATCTATCAAATCGTGACCTCTCTGCCGATGAATCTGGTGATAATCGGCCAATTAACTCATTTGATTCTAATCTTATTTTCTGTGATTGTGGTAAATTACCGCCCAATGAAACACCCTGTATATAATACGTTTCATTAACTGGTATAAAATTACCCCGCGTTACATTTATAGGAGTATCAAACCCAGATGCGGTTACATATGAATTATTTTTATCAATAAACGGAGGCGAAAAATCTTGTATAGATTGGTTCGGGTGGCTCGAAGTAAACCGGAAATTACTTGGATCTCCGGAACAATCAAACGTTTTTAGGTCTGTCCCAAATGGATAATGTCGTATTAATGTATCATATGATGATGTTGGGGATAATGAAGATACATACGATGTTGGATTTGTTGTATGCAAATCAAATGTTGTTTGATCAATTTCTTCTACCCATCCACGATATTCTTGCATCGACCCACTGAAAGAACCGGTATTAGTAAAACTATGATTTGTAAACTCTCCTGATACACCTTGTAAATTTGTTATTGGCGCACCGCCTAAAATACTTGCACTTTTAATAGGTGCAGCATAAGAAGCTGATAGAGCCGCTAAAACAGAATTCATATCATCTCCTTCGATTGGCCCACCTAATCGCAATACATGAGAATTTAATGCATCATCCTGTGATCCCCAAAATTCATAATGACCTGTATCTGTAGGAGTTAATTGTAAATTAGTTTTATGTATAATTTTATCACTTATGTAATCAGATGCTTGCTGGCACCGCAATGTATAAGTTGTATCTGAATTAGAAGCTGTATTAACGTTATCTACACCGATACTTAAATTCCAAAAATTACCATCAAATAATGGGACATATTCGGTCATTGACGCGGAAGCTTTACCGGGGGCGCCGGCAATAGAGAAATGCAATCTACCATATTCATCACTACCAGAATACGACCCGGTATGTTGAATTGCAATTGCCCACGATACTGCATTATCATCATCACGGCTCATCATGACACCCATATGATTTTTAATATCTGGTTTGAATCGTACCTCATGAGTCATTACTGGAATTTCGCCTCTTTCAATCCCCCATGCTCCAATACTACTCGAAACCCAGTTATTCGGTATCTTTATATGAGCATCATCATTAAATTGTAATGCATATGTAAATCGGTCTTCTATCAATGTAGGAGTATTTCCAGATACTTTAGGTCCTCCATATTCTCTTATAGAAAGTAAAGTCTGCGGAATACCATATGTATTCATTAACGCTTTAACAGACCTAGCAGTACCTTTAGTTTTAAGTAAATACGGTAAATTATTAACTATTCTCTGCCAAACTTCGGAAGTTATATCTTCGTCAGATTTTGAAAATAACGATCCTGTAGATTGAAATGCTCCAGAACCAGAGTTGACACCTAATTTATATTGCCATAAAGCAGATGCTTGATTACCATCGGTTAAAGACCAACCTAATGATTTTGCAATTTCATATAACGTATCTTTACTCTGTCCTAATTTAGGATGTTCTTGTGGATGATATATTTTTGATAAATTATCTATGTATGAATAAATTATATCATAATGGTGCGCAATCATGTTAATAAATAATTCATACTGTAAATTATTAGAATCTAATCGTATGTGTTCTGGTATTGTCTTTACTAACGCCGAATCGTTATCCGCATCATATAAAGAAGCTGATGTATATGCTCCATCATACCATGTCGTTGCTATAGACGAAGTAGTAGGATGTAATACAAATTTACCATTTGATATATATTTAGGCCACGGTTGTATACGATATATGCGTGCTCCTATACGGCCACCTTCAATTTCATAATCATTGACGTCATATACTGATTGATGGGTAAATAAACTACTAGTATTTTCGTTATATAACCAGCGGTCAAATCCATCAAAAGAACCTATTATATTATCTTTTTTTCGTGTATTTACTGCAATATTACTTTGCAAAGAAGTAGTATCCGATCCAGATGTGTTATTTAGTAATTCGATTCGGGAATCGTAATATTCAATCAACCCTAATTTATATTTAAAATTTGATATACGTTCTGTCGCTGATGAGAAATGTATAAAATTACTAAACCCAGAGTAGTCGATATTTAGTTTAGTCCCAGATAATGAACCGGAAAATATTTGATCTATTACGTTTTGTGATGTCGATGTATTTGCATCTAGTAATGTGTTCCATGATTCAAAATCAGTTTCTGTTATAGTACCATATGTAGTTTCTATATCAAAATTAGGACCACGTAACTCTGTAAAATTTTGTACGGCAGAATCGCCTTGCACAGATATATCTACATCATGAAATGAATCAGATAATTCATTAACTATCCAAGCCGTCGATTCTTCTTCAATATCATTTGGTAAAGGGGCCGATAAACGTATAACTAAATCATCACTTTCTCCGAATATTTTTTGATTAACGATTTTAAAAAGTTGATTACGTCCAAAATTTAACGTAAGTTCCATACCGCTATTCACAGCCGCTACAAAATCCTCCAACATCGTTTCATGTTCTTCTGGAGCATCAACTGTAACATGTTCAAATCTTAATTCACGCCTATCAGGAGATATCTCTTTAAGAAATATCATAGGAAATTTTTCGGAGCCTAATATCGGATCATGTATATTAATGATCGCATTAAAATGGCCGCGGCGTATGCTAAACGAATCTAAAACTTCTTTATGATTAATTAAAATTTTATCTGTATCGAATTCATAACCCCGTAATATCACACCACCTACAATATACCGTGGATTTTCTCCGGGAGTAGAGTAATGTATTTCTATTGTACCATCTTTAACTAATGATTGTGTTATATTTAATACTGTATTTCTTGCCATCCGCCATACTCATTATAATACAACTCTGAACCAGCTGGTTCATATGGTTGTATGTATTCTAAATCGAATACTTCATTATTTGTTGTATTAATGTATCGTTCATATCTGGTAATACCTAACCGATTAGGTGAATCAGTTGCTTCATTATGAGGAAAATCGTTCCATACTGGTGAGGATAGTCCATTATCTTTTAAATTAGTTATTCCACCAGCTTCTATTAATTGAGCGACCATTGAATTATCTTGCACATATGGTAAAGTAGAATTAAGTTCAATATTAAGTCCGCTTACAATATTGTAATAATCTAATATCTCCCAATTAGCCCAAAACGAGCCATCATCATTTTGATATCCAATAGATCTCCACTCTCCATAAATCATAATTTTTAATTGTGCCCAATATTCATAACCTGATCCACCCCCATATGATAATGTTATAAATTTACCTTCAAATTGTTCGCGGAGTTTTTCTGTTAATGTTTGTTTCTGATATACTTGTTCATTATAATCGCCGTTAGATATATAATCACCGGGGTCTCTTACAAATGGAAATGCCGGCCTATATCCGCTCTCGAATCTAATAACATTATTATATTCATCTGACCTATCATCTAACGAATATAAGTTATTATATATAAAATCATCTATATTTGTTTGAACGCGTATTGAATTGTAAGATAATCCACGTTCAACTAACATAACTTCTAATGTTTTATAATTTGGAATTATAGTAGGTTCTAAATCCGCGGACTGAAACACGATTTCTACTTCTTTATTTATTAAAGCGTCATGATAATCTCCAGATAATTTTATATTGGAAATAAATTCATCTTCAATAAGCTCCGGTTCATTGGTATCAATGAAATAATCAAACGTAGAATCAATTTTTCCAGATTCTTTAGTTTGTTTTAAGTTATATTGTTTATATTTAGAACGATCTATATTCATTAGTTAACAACCTTAAAATAAAAATCATCAAACGTTTGTACATCATCACCGGAATCTCTCTCAATCTTTAATTGAATTTTATAATACCGCTCAGGCATAAACGAATCCATTCTTAATTTAAAGAAACTACCATTACTATCACAATCGATTTTAGTCCCGGTTGTATCATATGCGATTATAATTTCATTCGTTACAGAATCTATTATACTATAATACGATGATGTTGGTAATCGTTCACCAGTTAAATAAAATGATGAAGTTGCATACGTCCGTGATGGGAATTCTGGCCTTACGCCTATTCTAAGTTTTGCAATTTCTGATGTTCTATATTCTGATTTTATATTTTTAAAATATGGGATATATGTATCTGCGGTAATTTCTGCAGAACTAGTATTTGCAAACGTAGTATTATCCCATACTACTTCTAATTTAGGGACAAATATTGTATGAGATTCCCGTCCAAAGAATTTTATAGAACCTAACGTTTCCCCGGATGTTTCATTACTATAAGGTCGTTTAACAATGAATCCATAGTTAGTAATATTACCTTTAACCCAATTATCTACAATATCAGTTACATCCATCCGGATATCAGGTACTTGGTTATTAAACGATTGCGATGCTTCGTACGTACTACCGGTGATATACGTCCCTCCGCCGACATCACGTGATAGACCAGGTTGAGTTGTATCCGGGTTCCAATAAGTACGCTCTGAATCAGAATCTCGGAAATACCATGAAGCACCATCACCTGTTTTAGGATCATCGTTGGCATATCCATGACCATTATCCCATGATTCAGATACTGGGAAAGCTTTTAAATTATATTGTTGTAATAAATCTGACGCATCAGAAGACCGTAAAGATAAATAAACGGATGATGAATTAACCGAATTTCCTATAGGTGGAATTTTCCCGGCGTTAATAGCAGTTGTAAGAGTATCAATTTCAGATCCGAAATCTATTAATACTCGAGAATTAAATGTTTGTGATCGATATTTACCATCTACTATAGAACCAGATTGATTTTTGGTAAGTTCTAATATCTGATCAATTCCAGTATTTTGTTCTTGAAATCTTTCATATAAAGTCGTATCACGTTCAGCATAAAATATTCTATACATTTATTTCCTTTAAGGTTTAATGACTCTACCACGAATATCATTATTCGGGTACTTTATTTCGAAAATACACGGATCTAATGATGGGTATAAAATACTATTTTTAGTAGCACCTTTTATATCATATTTGTTATTAGAATATGACCCGCCAGATTTATTATAAAAATCAAAATTCGTAACACTCTGAACACCGTCCACTTGGTCAACTGCTGTTATAAGACCTGATATATCAATAGGTCCATTAATTTGCATACGATCATTTGATAATAACATTTTTAATTTTGCAATACATGCTAGTAATACTTCATTACTATTATAATTCGGTCGAGTTATAATCTGAAAGTCTATAGCTAAATTAATGATAAACGCTGTCTTAATATTAATTGCATCAGTTAACATACGATATTGTGATATATATGTTCTTATATTCTCTTTAAGAGCTTGGTTTGGTTCGATAAATAATTTATCTGAGTCATATGCTAATAAGTATAAATTTAATGCAAATGGATTTGAAATCGTATCAGCCGGATATAATTTATCTGCGGTATTAATTTGAGTATCACCTACGATATATGCTTTTGCTACTGAACCATATCTTGATGGTAAAGAGTAAATCCTAGCAATATAATCCTCACGCGTGATAGCTCTATTTTGAGCAGCAAATGCTGCCATTGCATTTTGTTTAATACTTTCTAAATCTTGTTTTGCCTTTCCACCAATTGCCGGCTCAGGATTTGTAACTGCAACAGATGATTTCGAATCAGATAAATCTACATTTGCAACCTCATTCAAATATGTAATATTATTTATTTTCGTTATCGAATTAACACCTACGTTATCAGATATGGAACCTCCTATAGAATAACGTACTGTCAATGTTGTACTTGACGGCGCGATACCATATGTACTAGTATATAAAAAATTCGAAGGATCTATTGCATCGGTAGTGGTACGTTTTAAGTATTCTAATCCAGAACCGACATTTTTTGGATTTGGAATAATTTCTTCATCCTGATCTGCAGATAACCCTGATCCAAATTGTAATTCTAAACGATTATCATCACGCACTCTTGTAACAAATCGTTTAGGAGTTTTACGTAATTTTAATATATATGGTACCGTTGATCTATGAGCCGATAATTCTGGATCATTAAAAGGAATATTTGCAATATCTTCGAAAATTGTATCTTGAGCTAAATAATCGACTTCATACCAATTATTACCAGCTGAATCAGTAACATCTATAATATTAATAACATCTGAATCTGGTAATACGATTTTGTCATATGGCTTAGGATCGTTAAATGTAAATGTTAAAGATTTAATATCTCCGGATTCAACCTCAACTTGCTTTTTCAATAAATACCTAGCAACGTTATTAGATGCATCGATTTCATAAACCGATATATCTGGATCGTCATTAAAATCAACCGGGGTAATTGTTCTAAATTTAACTCCTTCTTCGCTTTCCAGCTCCATATCCGAACCAATTGATAATGCATAATTCATATCTGGCCGTGCACCATCGCCTGAACCTGATGCAATTACTAGTTGAAAAACATCTAACGTTGATTTAGATGGGGAGTTAAGTTTAGGCTTATATC